CCCGCCACTATCTTTTTTTGAAAGGAATGATTTTATGGCTGAATTTACAAACGCCAATACCGTGAGCGTGGCAGCAGGCCAGAACGTGCCGCTGACGGAAACGGCAGTAGCGGGCAAGGGCTGTGTCGTACACAGAGAGGGCGCCGGCATTGTTACGCTGCGCGGCATTACGAACCAGTGCAAAGCTCGTTTCAAAGTTGGCTTCGGCGCAAACGTTGCTATCCCTACAGGCGGCACAGTGGAAGCTATTACGGCGGCGCTTGCCATCAACGGTGAACCGCTGAACAGTGCGACTGCAACCGTGACACCGGCAGCAGTAGAAAACTTCTTTAATATCTATGTGACGTCTTTTGTTGAAGTTCCGCGCGGCTGCTGCCTGACCGTTGCCGCAGAAAATACAAGCACACAAACCGTTTTGTTTGCGAACGCAAACTTTGTGGTCGAGAGAGTGAGCTGAAAGGAGTAAACCATGAGTAAAAGAGTTTTGTATGACTTGAAAGACATGCTGTGCGCAGAACTGGACGAAATCGGAAAGAAGGGTGAAATGTCTGCCGGTGACTTGGAAACTGTTCACAAGCTGACTGACACTATCAAAAACATCGACAAAATTGTCATGCTGGAAGATGACGGTTACAGCCGCGATGAGGATTACAGCCGCGATGGTGATTGGAGCGCCAACATGCGCGGCAATTACGGACGCGGCAGCAGCTATGCGCGGCGCGGTTCGCATTATGTGCGCGGGCACTACAGCATGGACGATGGGCGCGATTCACTGATTTCCCGCATGGAAGATATTATGCGCGGGGCTGACAGCAAAGACAGGGAAGTCATCCAGCGCTGCATTGACACGATGCGAAACGGTTAAAGTGAGGTGTAAGGGCTATGGTTGACGTGCGAGAGATTGACGGCGCTATAGCCGAAATCGAAAACAGCGAACTCACCATGACCAGAGTTAAAAATTTGGCGGCATTGTATGTTGTGAAAAATCAGCAGCTTGCAGATGCATCCCATCCCCCGCAGAAAGCAGACCTGCAAGAGCCTGTGCGCTACTACGAAGCGGCAGAGCCGTCTACAAGGGCTGCTGTTGGCAGCAGTGACTTTTTACGGGCTGTGTCGAACGTAGACACCACAGCGGCGCTGAACGTGCTGGATGAGCTTATGTCGGCGTTGTATGTAGCAAACCCTAAAGTTTATAATGGCGTAATGCGGAAATTGGAGCGCTTACAGGATGAGTGAATTTTTGGAGATTGTAAAAAAGGCCGATACCGGGCGAGTGTGGCGTGTGCTGGATGAGTTTATGGATGCGCTGAAAGAAGTGAGACCGGATGTGTATAATGATTTGGTACACAGTTTGCAGAGAAAATAGGTGAGTGTGTACTAAAACGTGTACTTGAAAAAGAAAATGCCGTAGATTTAAACGAATCTACGGCATTTGTTGTGGTCGAGGTGACAGGACTCGAACTATACACCATGCTTTTAGTGATTGAAAATATAGCGGCATGTTGCTATATTTTTTTGCTTTATCACATACTTCTCCTATTATTTCATACATTTAAGAAAAAAAGTGTGTACTTTTAGTGTGTACTTTTTAGTCTACCAATCTATCAAAGATTTCTTGTAGGTTTTGGGCTGTCCGTTCGTCATCTCCAGCGATGTAGTGAGAGTATGTGCCGTATGTGTCCATATCCTCGCTATGCCCGACTAGCTGCTTTAATTCGCCAGTCGGCAACTCCTTTGCGATACTCACAAACGTGTGGCGCAGTTCGTAAAGACTCAGCTCCGGCATGTCATTAGAGCGCTGATAGCGCTGCCAGCGGTGGTAGTAGGTGTGCATGGATGCCATGGGGAAGATGTACTCCTGCTTTCCAGTCACGGATTTCTGAGCTTCCAGCACGTCCACTGCGCGTCTGGATAGCACTACCGTGCGCAATGCGTTTTCGTTTTTTCCCTGCGTGATTTGACCGTGCGCATTGATAGCCTGCTTCAGTCTGCACAGATTCCCGTCAACATCTTCCCATCGCAGCCCCCGCATTTCACCGGGGCGCATGCCTGTTAGCACTTGGAACCTGTAATAATTTATGTATTCATCATGCACAGATTTCCCGCGCATAATGGTCGTATCTACTTTTAACAGCGTGTTCAGCGCTTCAACTGTCAGCACGTTCTTTCCTTTTTTTCTGGATGCTGCCGGAATCTGTAACTCCTCAAGCTCAAGCGTTGTCCATTTCGATTTTCGGCAAAAATTCACAAACTGCTTGCAGTAGCTGGCATAGTTCTGTAATGTCTTTTTGGATAATGGCTCTTTGCTGTTCCCCTGTGGATGGCGAAACGCATAATCTATAATTTTTTGGAAATCCTGTTCCGTAACGGTTTTTATCGACTTGATCCCGATGGCTGGCAGCAAATGGGAGCGACCGAACGATGCCATGTTTTTGTATTCTGCATCAGACACAAGTTTTTTCTGCTGTAATAACTGTTCCCATGCGTCAGAAACCTTAATCCGTTCCGTCTTTACGCCTATGTCAAGCCAGTCATCTGCTTTTTTGTTAGCTTCCCTCTGGCCAGTGCGACCCGGCTTTGCACTGGTAAATGTCTTGCGCACTCCGTTCTTCTGCACATTGATTTGCCAACGCCCGGCGCTTTCAATCCATTTTGCGGTATTTGTCCTTTTCATATTGCGGCTCCTTTTTTTGTGTGTTATAATAATGCCGTCAACTTTTTATGTTGACGGCTCTTTGCCCTTGTTGGTGGTACGAACACCGGCAGGGGCTTTTTTTAATATCGGATAAACCCGACAGACCCGATGCAAATGTCAACAATCAGTCGTGTATCGCAGTTTCTTTTTTGGCTATTTACATCCTCCGACAAAAAAACATATGTGAATGCAGTACAATTTTGGTCAAGGGGGCAGACAAATGGAAAGGCTGGTAAACAAGCCGCCGTCCCATCATGGACGGAAACGACCAAAAAAACGGTTGTCAAGTGCTGGAAATCCGATATATAGGACAGCAAAGACTTGACAAATGAGTATTTTTGTGAAACTGTTGAAATACAACTACCAGTTGTGTAAAATACAATCAACGGTTTATGCGGAAAACAATCTATTGCAATCTATTTTGTAAGATTTTAGAACCCTCTGCGCAAGCCCGTCTTTTCCAAAAATGTAAGACGTGACAACGCCTGCGGCATCCATTGCGGGAATGGTAGGATTATCAACAAAGATTCTGCTATAGCTTCCTTTTGCCATATTAAAGACTTCTTCTTCTGTAAGGGATGCTTTCTTTTGCGCCTTTTTTAGTTCCAGCATAACACTAGGCGATACAAACGGGCGACCGCAATTCATGTCGTAAAACGGAATTTCAAGCAACATGGAAAAAGCATTTTTGTACTTCTTCTCATCCTCTAAAAATTCATACATTAAATAGCGCAAATCACGGCATTTTTTGGGAGAAGAAAAGGCTTCCATATACAGTTTATTGTATTGTCCCCATATTAAATCCCGATACGGAATATCTCTTCGAGCATTTACGGCACGGCAAAACTCAGGCAAGTTAAAAGCCACACGAGCATAAGTCTTTCTATGCCAAAAATAAACATATTCGTTATCTTTTATTTCTGCTTTTCCCTTATCAGTCAATTTCCCGTTTTCAGCAAATCCCATTGATTCCAACTTTTTAATAATTGGCCAAACGTCATCAACGCCATAATCATAATGCCAGAACTTTGCAACGGTCTTTCCGCTGGAATACTTCTCTAAATAAGAGAGCATTAAAATTTCCGTTGGCTTTAGGCCGTTTTTGTCTTCTAGGTCATCAGCGGAAAGCGCCAGAAAACACTCATTTGCACGCTCTTCCTGTTCTACGTGCCGCTTTTCTGCTTGCGCCTTGCAGTAACCAGCGTACTGCTTTGCAATTTCATCTTTAGCCGGCTCATGTGTTGTTATGGAAACATTTACTTTTTGTTTCGGTTTCAAAAAGTCAAAAAAGCCCACAATATCACAACCTTATTTATTTTTGGGGGAATCTGAAATGAAAAAAGAACAATTGACAACAGTTGAAAAAAGTACGATACTTAGTTTAAGAGAGCAGGCAAAGCAGCTTTTGCGAGAAATACCGCTAAAAGATGCTATTGCGATTTGTAATGAGGTTATAAAGGAGACAAGCGATGCGGGATAGAATTGATGTTTACAACAAGTGCGACAGCAGCGAGTACAGGCAGAAAAAGGATGAAGTCATCGAAAAAATGCTGAAACTGATTGAAGTCTCCGGCATGAACTTTTACGATGCACAAAATCTTCCGTTAGAGTTGGACAGAGCTATTGCGGCCAGTGTAATTGCAGCACAGGGAAACACGGCGTTCCGGCCGCACAATGCCTTTAAGAGCCGGATTGATGATGCTCAATAAGCGCAGTTACCGCACCTTTTGCAATCGTTTCAATTACTGTAAGAGATACATTGCCCACCGCTGACAAGGTGGGCTTTATTTTTTCTTGCCACGTCTGCTGATTGGAAATTGACGCAATAAAGTCATGGCCTTTTGGCGTAATATATAGGATTCCGTAAAACTCTATAGTATTTAACTGTTTGTCAATGCGGTAGTCTGCCACGATATAGCCATTTTCAGCAGCTTGCAGGCAAGAATAAAACAAATCTTCCCGTGAATACCCTTTACCCTTTATAAAAGAGGTTTTTTCAGCTTGTCGGGATTGGAGCATTCAAACTCCATGCTGCATTTATCATTCAGAAACAAGCCGAGCTGCTCTTCGAGACCGAGCATAACATCTCGGACACAATCAGGATTTATCTTCATTGACTTTCACCTTCTTTGCGATTGCCAGCGCAATTACCATATCAAGACCTTTTCCATCTAAAGTGCCAAGCCACTGATCGATGTCTTCATAGGAATCAAGTTTTAGCCCATCGCCTTGTGCGAGGGGCTTTTTTTTGTTTTCGGAATCCCCGGTCAGGTCGCTAACTGTGACTCCTAACTCGTTAGCTATTGCGACCAGTTTGTCATAAGGCGGGGAATTTGGTCTCTTTGCCATTTTGCCGATATACCCATTTGAAAAACCGAGCTTTTCCTCTAGCCTAGTCAAGCTAGTCTTTTTCTTTTTGCACAGGGCACGAATGGTTTCTACAGTTTTAACATTATCCACAAAAATCACCTAGACTATTTGTGCATATTTTTAGGCGATAGTCTATTGACTACTAGGCGATAAGCTAGTATAATAGATAGCATAGAGGGCAACAAAGAACCAAGCCCCCTAAAATTCAGCGGACTAGCTAAAAATATGCTGTTATAAATCTCGCAAGTTCATAGTAGCATATTTTCTAGCAATAGTCAACTAGAAAGGAGCTTTTGCTAGGTGAATATTTCGAAAATTGATGCGCTGTGCCGAAAAAACAATATTTCTCGCACAATCCTTGAGGAACGCGCCGGAATCTCAAACGGCGCACTTGGCAAGTGGGAGAAATCGCCTTACGGCCCCAGCATCACGACGCTAAAGAAAGTGGCTGACTATTTCGGCGTGCCGATTGATTACTTGCTAGCCGATAACTAGAAAGATGGAGACGGCTGTAAGTGAACTGATCGCGGAAAGAAAGGAGTGACCACCATGACAAACCTTGCTTTTACGGCTCTTATCAAAAACAAGGGCTACAACAAACAGCGCCTTGCAGATGTCTGCGGCTTGTCTAAAACGCAGATGTCAAACCGCATCAACGGCGCTAATGATTGGCGCTGGCCGGAGGTTAGCAAAGCATGCGCCGCACTGGGCATCACGCTTGACGAATTTGCAACGTATTACCCGGTGGCGGATGTGCGCAAATCTTCTGCCGCTATGCCTACCCGTGAAGAGCACATCGACAACGTGCTTGCAGAACTCCGTGCAATCCTTGTTTAGCTATGGATTTGCACGGCGTTGCGTGGCAGCGGCATGGCAACGATAAGCAGGGGCCAAGCGAAGCTGCGCGTCGTTTCGCAGAGGCTATGCGCCTCCCCGCGGCGCGGCGTTACGCAAACCGTCGCATCGGCATAGATGTGCAAGGCAATGATAAGGAATAGCTATGCATTGCAATGGAAGTACATAGCACAGCAAAGGCATAGCTCGGAATAGCTGCGCAAGGCAGAGGCAGGGTGCTGCAATTCGACGCGAAGGCATTGCATTGCGACGCGATGGCATGGAATGGCACGACGTTGCTTGGCATAGGCATAGCATTGAGATTCGACGCGAAGGCGCCGAAAAGCAACCGATTCTATTAAAAAAGGAGACAACCACCATGAAAGTAAAAATCACCCTATTGGAAGAAGTTCTCGGTTCTTCCCCAAGTAATGAAGAACTTCTCGCAACTTACATTGCCAGTAAGGCACCTACCAGCGACCTCACCACCGAAGAAGTGGACAATATCAAGGCCCAGAACGCCGAAGACCGCATTACGGTATTCCCCAAAACCGCTGACGGCACACCGTTCCTGTACGACTATCAGGTAAAAGGCATGTTCAAGGACAGCTGCAAAATGCTTGCCAAAGCTGGCAAGGCTGGCTATGCAGGCGGCAAGGCTTGCGCATCCATCAAGGCGTACAAGCAGGCTATTGATGGACTCATCTTCGTAACCCCGCGCGAGATTCCCTACGACCTGCACGGCATGAAGGTTGATTTTTGCGAGCGCCCCCTGCGGGCGCAAACTCCGATGGGCGAACGCGTCAGCATCGCAAAGTCGGAGAGCGTTCCCGCAGGTGCAACAGCAGAATTTGAAATCGAATGTCTCGACCCTAAGCTTGAAGACATGGTTCGTGAGTGCCTCGACTACGGCGCAAAGCGCGGTCTTGGGCAGTGGAGAAACAGCGGCAAGGGCCGCTTTGAATGGGAGGAAATCAAAGAATGATGACCAAAACAAAAACGCCGCCCCGGTGCACCACCACCGAAACGGCAAAAAAACAGAGCATCGCAAAAAGCTCTAACTGTATTCTATCACTTCCCCGTGCCGCCGTCAAGCTGGCAATCACCGCAGATTTGGTGCTGCTGCTGGCTGCGCTCGGTTCTCTCAACATCCCCACCACCATCGCCGCCCTGCTGGCGCTGAATCTGCTGTGCGGGCTGTATCCAAAGGAGGCCGACGAATGACTAGCTTCTGGGGGCATCAAGATAACCCCTTCCCGCCCTATGATGATGAACCGATTGGAACGGACGCTGACGGCGTACCGTACTACGAGGGCGACGAGATTGTATACCTCGACAGCGCGATTTACCGCTACGATGACTTAGACGTTAAGACAGTTTTGACCGCGCTCGGTATCCCGATTGCGGTTGCAGCAGAGGGATAAAGATGACTTGCGAGAGAATGAGAACCGCATTTGAGGAAAACACCCCCGATAAATACCAGAAACACTTTCAGGCCATACAACAGATTATACATGACCGCTCTACGCCAGACTTCATCAAATATCAGCAGATGCGAGACCTTACGATTTCCGCTGAAACAGGGATGAGCCAGAGCATGCGCAGATTCGAATACATGGAGGTTTGACAAATGGAAACGAAATTACAGGTAATCACGCTGAAACAGTTGCCCATTATCGAGGAGCATCTTCAGCTTGTGAAAGCCGATGTAGAGACCCGCACGAAGAACGCGATGCAGCTTGTTTGCACGGAAGAAACTCGCGGAGATGTAAAGAAAATCCGCACGGAACTGGGCAAAGAGCTTGCATCGATGGAAGAACAGCGAAAGCGCGTTAAAGAAGCCATCATGGAGCCGTACAACCAGTTTGAAGCGGTTTATAAGGACTGCATCTCCGACCCGTACAAGAAGGCAGATGCCGAGCTTAAGCGCCGCATCGATGAGGTAGAAGCAGGCTTGAAGGCCGATAAGGTCAAGGCCGTACAGAGCTACTTTGACGAGCTTTGCAAAGCAAATAATCTGCCCTGGCTGCGTTTTGAGCAGATGAACCTTAAAATCGGGCTTTCTACTAGCGTGAACGGCACAAAGACCGCGCTTACATCAACGGTTCTTAAAATCGCCGAAGAGGTGCAGGAACTTTCCCACCATGATGACGCCGCAGAGTTGCTGGTTGAATATAAGAAATCGCTGAATGTTGCGCTTGCATTGAGTACTGTTCGCGCTCGGCATGAGCAAATCGAACTGCAAAAGCAGCAAGAGGCCGAGCGCCGCGCTGCACTGGAACAGCAGCAGGCGGCAGAAGAAAAGGTACAGCAGGCCATCGAAGAAGCGCGAGAGAGGCAGCCTGACGCAGTACAGCCGCCTGTTGAAGAAGTACCCGTCTCCGATGAAGAACCACTTACAGAAACGCCAGCCGCCGCTCAGGACGTTTACGAAGTCAAGTTTGCAGTTCGCGGCACCATTGAACAGTTGAAGAAACTGAAACAGTTTATTTTGCAGGAGGGTATGACCTATGACGACATCTAATCAGCAGTTGACACAGAAACCAAAGTTTTCCGTTGCGATCAATACGCAGGGATACCAGAACCTTATCAACAACACCTTGCGCGACCCGGACCGTGCGCGGCGTTTTACGGCAAGCATTACAAGCGCCGTTGCGGTGAATCCCGCTTTGCAGGAGTGTGATGCAGGGACGATTCTTGCGGGTGCCCTGCTGGGCGAATCGCTCAACCTCAGCCCTTCCCCGCAGTTGGGTCAGTATTACCTCGTGCCGTTCAAGCAGAAGGCCAAGTATGACCGAGACGGCAACATGATTCGCCCGGAAACCACCACCGCCACATTCGTGCTTGGTTACAAAGGCTATGTCCAGCTGGCATTGCGCAGCGGCCAGTACAAAGACCTTGATGTTATGGTTATCAAGCAGGGCGAGTATAGCGGCAAAGACCCCGAAACCGGAAAAGCCCGGTTTAAGTTTATCGAGGACGATGATGTGCGCGATGCCCTGCCGACAGTCGGTTACATGGCATTCTTTGAGTACCTGAACGGATTCCGCAAGGTGCTGTATTGGAGCAAAGAAAAGATGATGACCCATGCAGACACCTACAGCCCGGCATTCAGTCGCAAAGGCTATGAGGATTTGCTCGCCGGGAAAGTTCCGCAGAGAGAAATGTGGAGATATTCCTCGTTCTGGTACAAGAAATTTGACGACATGGCAAAGAAAACCATGCTTCGTCAGCTTATTTCCCGCTGGGGCGTTATGAGCGTTGATATGCAGGCCGCGCTTGAACATGATGACACCATCACGCATGACAACGACGGCCAGCTTATTGCAGAGCGCGTCGCGTCCGCAAAGGATGTACGCCTTGAAGCTGCCGCACAGCCTGTACCGCAGATTGAGCAGCCGCAAGCCGAACAGGAAGTTGAAGCCCAGACCGCAGCCGCCGAGCCGAAGAAAATCGACTTGAGCAGCCTGTAAGATGGACTGCAAGATTATTTCAACCGGAAGCCAAGGGAACGCCGTTCTCATTCAAAACTCAATATTGATTGATTGCGGCGTTCCATTTTCTCGGTTGACGGACGATTACAAATGCCTGAAGCTCGTGTTGCTCACACATATTCACGGCGACCACTTCAACCCCGCCACGCTTCGCAGGCTCGCCAGAGAGCGGCCCACATTGCGTTTTGCGTGCTGTGTGTGGTTATGTGCAGCCCTCGTGAATGCTGGCGTTAAAATGAGCCAGATTGACGTGATACGAACAGAACGCTGGTACAACTACAAGAATCTGTGCAGAATTAAGGCGCAGGAAACAAAGCATGATGTACAAAATTGCTGCTGGCATATAGAGCTGCCGCAGCCTCCCGTTGAAAGATTGTTCTATGCGACAGACGCAAACAATCTGAACGGAATAACAGCCAAAGGCTATAATCTCTATCTCGTCGAAGCCAATTACACAGAAGCGGACATTAAAGACCGCATAGCCGAAAAGAAAATTAACGGCGAGTTTGTGTATGAAAAGCGCGTGATGCACGAGCATTTGAGTAAAGAGAAAGCCGACGATTGGCTATACCAGAACATGACAGCGCATTCCGAGTACATTTATATGCACTGCCATCAAGATAAGGATAACTGAATATGGCTGAATTGAAATATATCCCTTTTTATCCCGGGTATATGGAAGATACGTCCGACCTTTCGGACGGTGAGTTTCGACGGCTTATGTATGCTCTTTGCGCTTATTGCGAAGGAGCAGAACGGCCCGAGCCGCTCACTGGCAAGGAAGTGATTGCGTATCGGTTCATCACCCGTAATATCAAGGTATCTCAAGAACAGTACATCGCAAAATGCAGGAAAAATTCAGAAAACGCTAAAAAACGAACGATAGCGAACGATAGCGAACGCAAGCGTTCGCAAGCGAACGATAGCCAAACAAGCCAATACAAAGAACAAAGAACAAAGAACAAAGAACAAAATATTACTACTACTACGACTACCGCGCAAGCGCGCGAAAGCTGGCAACAATGCGTAGATTGCTACGAGCAGAACATTGGCGCACTTCCTCGTGCCGCATTTGATAGCATTGTTGGCTATCTGGAGCAGGTAGAGCCTGACCTTGTTTGCGAGGCAATCAATCAGGCCGCTATCAACAATAAGCGTTCGTGGGGCTATGCGCAGGCTATTTTACGTGACTGTCTGCAAAAGAACATTACCACCCGCGCGGCGTATCTTGCCGAGAAAGAGGCCAGAAGTCAGCAGAAAGGAACTTCACAACGGCAGCAGATGAAAACCACACAAGAAAAGCTGCGCGAAATCGCAAAAGGAGGCATGGCAGATGACGTATCAGCAGGCGGCGGCGCTCCTGTCGCTGGCTATGAACTACTGGGATAACATTTGCAACCGCACTGACGAGGAAGAAACCGCCAAAGCATGGGCGGCATCACTGGCTGATATTCCCTACAATGCGGCATTGAAAGCGGTGCAGGAGCTTTCTAAAACGCGTAGCTTCAAGCCAACTGTAAGCAATGTGCGGGAAGCTGCTGTCAAATACAGCGCATACAACGTCGCCGTTAACTGGTCTATGCGCCTTGCGTGGGACAGGTACACAGAACTCGGCATACCGCTGCCGGACTGGTTTGCTGCTGGCGTGGTGCAGCTTGGCGATAACGCACCGGAAAGCTACAAGCTGGCGATATTGGGAAACTGCGATAGAGAAAGAATTTCATGTTGAGGTGAAAAATATGCTGAATGTTGTTGCAATCATGGGCCGCCTTGCGCGTGACCCGGAGCTTCGCCAGACTACGACGGGCAAGAATGTTGCGTCGTTCCGCATCGCCTGTGATCAAGGACGCCGTGACGCCAACGGCCAGAGCCAGGCAGACTGGCTGGCCGTGGAGCGCAGACCGGAATGCTGCCTGGGATGCGGGTTTGAGCAGGCATGCAGCGTGCATGGCTGCGCGGCGGTGCGCAAGGCGATTGATATTTTGGAGGAAACAAGATGAATATTGAGCAAAGATCCTACGTGAAGTGGGCGCGGCCCTACCTGAAAAAGAAGAATGTAGCTGCCATGACGAAAAAGAGGGCTATTAAAATCATTATGGCCGCCACGTGCTGCGGAAACAGGCGCTGGGCATAGGATGTGTTTACGAATGTGAAAAGCAAAATTGCCGGAAAGCCCCGCAACACCGATGTCTGCTACCGCGTGATCTGCTACATCTTCAACACAGGCTACAGACCTGAATACGAAAAAAGCACATCATTGATGGCGAGGTCGATTGTGGCGCGGTTAAGGGAGCTGTACGGCCCAGGCATTGGCGGAAAACTGATTGATGATTTGGATGAGACGAAGGAGACACGGCGTGAAACGGAAACCTGATCTACTGGACGAGAAGGACAAAACGCAGGATGCAGTGGCACAGATCGCGATGCCGTAATGATTAAGATTCCCAGAAAAGGTGAAAACAATGGATAATTTGATTCTCGACCCGAAGATCAGGTCGCTGCTGGCAGAAGCGTTCCCGAAATGCTTCATCAATATGAGGTTGGAGCTGGTCGTCTATCCGCTTAGAAACACATGGGTTCCGCTGGATGGGGTGCAGACCATCGACGAGTTGCGGGCGCGGGTGATCGAATATCTCAGCCGTGAGGCGTTCAAGGGCGGTAGCAACCGCAGCCAGAATTACCACCTGCGCGGCATCAACAAGGTATGTGGCATGTCGTTCAGCCGGGAGTCGATGGAGTTTATCTACTGCGAGCTGGGCAACGCCGTGAACCCTAAGCTATGCCGCAGGTTTGTGAGTGAGATGGACTGCAACCTGAACAAGCTGCAACGCGCAGTGCTGGAAATGCGAGGCGTGAGAAATGGCCATTACTAAGTTTTGCCCGATCATGTCCAGACGCGGGCAAATGAGCGTGGAGGACTTTACATGATCCAAAAATACATTATCTCCCTGCCCCCTATTACCAAAAAGAACTCCCAGCAAATCCTTACCAACCATCGCACCGGCAAGCCGTTTATCGCCCCCAGCAGGCAGTACAAGAAGTACGAACAGGCCGCTATGTGGTACCTCACCCCAAAGCCGAAAGCCCCGCTGTCGGGCCGCTACCGCGTCGCCACGGTGTTCTATATGCCGACCCGTCGCAAAGTAGACCTCACGAACTTAATGGAGGCTGCCCATGACACCCTTGTCGCCGCCAAAATCCTTGCAGACGACAATAACACCATCATTGCCAGCGTGGACGGTAGCCGGGTACTCTATGACAAATCCAACCCCCGCACAGAAATTTTTATTGAAGAACAGGAGGAGCAAGAAAATGACAGCTGAACGATACGACTATTATCAGTCGCAGCAGCAGAAAAATATGGCGGCGCACCGCACACCGATCTCCGCCGCAAAAATGGCATCTGAGGCCGAAAACCACGCCAAAGACGGCCCCTGCAAAGTAATTGCACTGCCAAACCTGCCCAGTGTTGGTGGTCGCGTAAAGTATGCAATGGGCGCTATGACTGCCAACCAGTTTTCACAGCGCTGCGGTGTAAGCGAAGAATGGCTCTTTAAAGATTCTGGACTAGAAACTTCCAAATATCAACGCGATTACATTAATTCCATTATTGAAAAGGTGAAAAATGAAATGGAATCAAAAAACTTATCGTATGAAAAAATAGCAGAACAAATTATGTGTAGCCAAAGCAGTATATATAAGTGGATACATGGGCAAGGCGTGCCAAAAGACGAAAGCGTTGAAAAAATTGAACGATATTTCAAGCATTGTGAGGTGCCAATGATGGAAAAAGCAAAAAACAATGATTGCAAACAAAACGCATGCAATGCACCGTTCGGAACGCATCTGCATTTTGAGGGCGTTTACAGCGGCGATGTTTTATCCGCTCTTGTATCCGTGCTCAAAGGAACCTATCGCGTCAATCTTACGATTGATGAAGTGGGGGCGGAAACATGACCAGCCCGCGTAAAGACTGCCAAGACCGCCATGCGCACTGCCACAGCGCTTGCAATCGCTACGGCGATTCGGCCATGTTTGAGAAAATCCGCGCACAGCGGCTTGCAGATGCCGCAGCGGACGCGGCAGATGCAGAGCGCGGAATTAAAATCCGCCGCGATGTCAGAAAATACGGATTATACAAAACAGGAAAGAGTTGAAAGACGTGAAAGCAAGACTACACCCTACCCCGGCATTGCAGAAAGCCATTGACGAATATGCCGAAGAAAAAATTAGGGACATTCAATCCAGCGCCTATGAAGCGGTAATGAAAGAGCGCAACGACATTGCCACGATGGCAACATATCTTTGCTTGCTGGCCTGTTATCAGGAAGGTTTATCCCGCCGGACGTTGGTTAAAATCCAGAATTACATGACCGGTCCGGTGGCCGACAAATACAATGAGTACCGCAATGACCAGCTTGCAGACCTTTGGGCACAGGTAACACTACATGGCATCGGCATTGATGCCCCTAAAACGGAGGAACCGCTATGAAACGATTTCAGATTATTTATACGATAGACGATGACCAAATGAAAACTGAAACATACGTTGATGGATTTTCTACCCTTGAAATGCTGGCGGCGCTGGATATCAAGCGAGAAGACATCATGGCACAGTGCATTCATTCATCTGAGTTTAAGCGTACAAGAAAGCTCTCTGACGGTTCCGAAATAGAAGTTACAAAGGATGATGATTTGCCATGAAGCGAACAGTAACAAAGCCATGCCAGTGCTGCGGCAACATTATGGTAAATGTCAATCGGCAGACGCAATTCTGCGAGGATTGCCGGAGAGCCAAGAGCAACGCCGCTTCCCTGGCCGCATATTACAAAAACCGCGAGAAAATTTTAAAGCAGCACATGGAAAGGCGCATTGCTGAAAATGCTGAAAAGCCAAAGAAAATCGCGGTGCCAAAAAAAATCAAGAGAATAAAACCTCTCGAACAATGTACCCGCGAAGCCGACGCCCTGGGCCTGACCTATGGGCAGTATGTAGCCCGCGGGCTGGATAAGGAGTAATCGCAATGGGATTTGATATTACAGTCAGCCGCTACGATGTTGGAAAATGCCCGCACTGCGGCAAGCCAATCAAAGACACAATGCAAGACTATGAGTATTCCGGCGGGCGTGTCTGGAAAGAGTATCTCGAAAAAATAGGCTATTATGTGCCTTATGAAATCCGCGAGAAAGAGCCAGAACGCGATTTTTATGGAAAAGATATGACGCTCACATCCGAACAGGCAAAAGACCTTGTAACTTTTGCAAGAGAACACGATGTATTCGGTTGGGTAAGCATTAAGATGCTGGTCGATTGCGCCATAGAAAACGGCGATTTTGTGGTTATAAACGCAGATTGGTAAGGAGTGAGACTAATGGACGCAGTTAAATTTATCATGACGGTAAGAAGGATATGCAAAAATCAAGGATGCGCGAAATGTCCTGTTTGTAAAGAAGGCATGTACATGGTTGTGTACATCGGCAATTCAAGTGAAAGCATTGTAGAAACGATTTCAAAAGTAGAGCAATGGGCAAAAGACCACCCAGTCAAGACCCGCCAGAGCGAGTTTTTGAAGGCGTTTCCGAATGCACCTATTGATAAGGGCAATGGCGTACTATTCGTTGACCCATGCACGGTAGACAGTACCCAAAAAGGCAATAAATATTGCAGTATATCTTGTACAACTTGCCGTAAAAATTACTGGCTTGCAGAGGTAACCGACAATGGTAACGATTGATATCAAACTAAAGCCTTGCCCGTTCTGTGGTGCCTTCCTAGAAAACGAAGCGCCCAGCACTATCTGGTGTCATCCGCAAAACAGTTGTTTGCTGAGCCTCCGTGGCATTGTTGGAGCTGACCAAATCGCTCAGTGGAATACGCGCTACGATGCAAAGGGAAAGAAGGTGCTTGACGATGACTAAAATAACAACACTGCATCCCGGCGAACACTTCATGTTCAAAAACTTTGAGTGGGTCTGCCTTGACCCGAACCACCCTGACGGTGGCGTGCTGGCTATTATGGCTGAACAGTGGGCAAAAGATGTAAGGTTTTGCCCAAGTGATAAATTTGCCGATGAGAAAGGCAACTGGAATAACTACCGCACCAGTAATGTGCGCGGGGTTTTATCTGATATGGCTAACGCCGTTTTTGCTGGAAAAGGTCTGTTGCCACATACTGTTGACCTTGTTGCCGACAACGGCGCCAGAGCATGGCATTTGTAAAGGAGTTATAAGAATGAGCACAACAATAGGCTGCCCAATTCCGGGCGCAAGCCAGCCGAAAGAACAAAGAAGATACATTGACAGGCCGATGCGGCTCATTGACGCAAGGGAAGTTATGATTGCCGTTTTTAACGCAATTGAGATTGACGAGGACGAATACAACGCTATAAAAGCGGAAGTGGACGAGATACCCACCATTGACCCCGAATCCCTGCGGCCTACGGCAAAATGGGAAAACGGGGACGATTACTACGGCGATGACATTATCTGGTTTTGCTCTGCCTGCAAAAATGGCGTTGTATTGCGTGGAGGAACCCCGGAAGAATACAGCTACAGATACTGTCCGAACTGTGGCGCAAGGATGGTGAACACAGATGAAAAGCATTGTACTTGATGGAGATAAGATCGCTGAAGCTATCCAAAAGGCAAAAGATAAAATGATAAATGAAGAATATGACAACAATGATTTGATTTTGCGCGGCGATGCGTTAAAAGCAATCAGACAGAGGTGCATTAGTGAGCATTTGCCTTTTAACTCAAATACGCCAGTTGGCGCGCGGGTTCTTGATGCTCTTGCTGCTGTATATCAGGTTAAACCATATAAAGACTTTTGCGGCAAATGGATAAGCGTTAAAGACAGGCTGCCGGAAAAAGACGAGTATGTATTGTGTTTTTGCAATATCGGAGATGGCTGTCAAGCGATATTCCAATTCACAAAAGAAAGAAAATTTAACGGGACCGCTGTTACCCACTGGATGCCGCTCCCAGAGCCACCGGAGGTGACCACATGACAAAACAGCAACTAATTGATGAATACGCCCGCGAACATCTTTGCGCGACATGCGAGTGGAAGAATGGCGATATTTGCACTATGCCGCGCTGCATGAAAATGGAAGAAAGGAGCAAGAATGAGAGAAAGACCGCTCAACCTAGATGAATATGGAATTTCAAAAGAACGATACCTTGAATTAAAGCACTTTTGCAAAAGATACGCTGAAATGCGGTTAGAAATTGCTAGTGCAAGAGGGCTTGATGCGGTTTCAAATGACGGTTTGCCGCACGGAAACGGAAAGTCAGACCCAACAGCTAGAAAGGCGGACAGGGCGCTAAAGTTAAGCACAGATGTCCGAATCATTGAGGATGCGGCAAGAGAAGCAGACCCTTTAAACTGGTGCGCACTGTTGAAAAACGTAACAGAGGGAACGGCTTACGAATACCAGCCTGTGTATTGCGGCAGGCGGCAGTTTTACGAAAGCAGAAGAAAATTTTTCTGGCTTTTGGACAAGAAAAAAGGGTAACTGTGGGGACGTTGTCAAGTGGTAGCATAGATATGCTGGATGATGTAGGAACTGGACAGCCTACGGCATAGCTAAAACATCCTTTCTTTACCATTTTCATTTCTCCTGTTTTCATAGCTGGCAGCCGGGAAAGACCGGCATTTTATATGCCGCATAGCCAATCGCAAGATAAGGGCGCTACGCTTAGAAGCGACCGCGTAGAAATGGTGTGAGACCTATGTGCGGCTCCAACAGTCGCGGAAAGCCTATGTTACACGCAACTTACAAAAGCGTGTAAGTTTGTGGCAAGTTTCTGAATATAAGACGGCAATACGTTAAATATTGACTTGCCTATAACTTGCACACCGTGCAACACGCGCAACTTCCGTGCCTTTATGCGGGTGTAGTTCAATGCAGAACTGCGGTCTCCAAAACCGCAAGATGAGGGGTCAAGACCTTCCACCCGTGCCAAATGGCTGATTACAAACTGTCTGCTTGCAGGGAGTGATGTATAGGTCATTATAATGCTGGGTCATTCCCACCGGTGAAAGCCCGGCGTAGGCAAAACGCGATAGATAACCTGAACGCTGTAAGCAAAGCGGCAAGCCGATCAGGAGCGCGGCGCGATGGCAGACCGCAACGGGACTTCGAGAGCCTGAAAAAGTCTGCCCGGCATCTGCTTGTGCGGACTCCGTTACTGACGCAGTTACGCATCGCCGGAACCCATAATATCAAAGCAGAGACCGCGGGTAAGCGCGCGGAATACAAGTGCTGCTGAACTACGTTGCGGATTTGCTCCCCGCAACGGGTGAGGTCGGCACAGCATACACCGACAGGGCGGGAACGCGCTTTTCCTCCGGCGCAAAGGGGGTTTGGGGGATATAAGCCTACACAAATTGTGTGGGCTTTTTGTATTGTAAGGCGAGGTGATAAAGTGGCATCAAGAAAAAATCCGGTGGGCGCACCACCTAAATACAGAAGCGTAAAGGCAATGCAAGAAAAGATTGATGCCTACTTTGAAGCCTGCAAAGGGCAGCCGTTCGTAGACGATAACGGCGAACCGATGAGAAATAAAAACGGCTATATCATCTATGACGATAAAAAGCCGCCTACTGTGACAGGGCTGGCGCTTGCACTTGGTTTTGCATCAAGGCAGGCGCTTTTGAATTATCAAAATAAACCAGAGTTCAATGACACGATTACGCGTGCAAAGACACGTTGTGAACAGTACGCCGAAGAAAGACTGTATGACAAAGATGGTTCAGGCGGCGCACAGTTCAGCTTGCGGGCAAATTTCGGATGGCAAGATAAGCCGGAACAACAGCAGGATAGCGAGGTGCTAATCATAGATGACTTGTAAGCTATCTGGCGTTGTTTCCCCTTGCTTCTCTAAAGTCCACCGTGAAATCAAGGCGGGCAATATAAAAGAGCTTGTCGCAAAGGGCGGGCGCGGCAGTACAAAATCAAGCTATATCAGTATAGAGCTGATTTTGCAGCTTATCAAGCATCCGCAATGCCACGCGGCAGTGTTCCGCAAAGTAGGAAACACGCTGCGCACAAGCGTTTATGCGCAAATTGTATGGGCAATCAATGAGCTTGGCTTGCACGACCATTTTCGCTGCACTGTCTCCCCTATGGAATGCACCTATTTGCCAACTGGGCAAAAGGTGCTTTTTTTCGGCGTTGATGACCCCGGCAAAGTAAAGTCAATTAAAGTGCCGTTTGGTTATATAGGCATCTGCTGGTTTGAAGAGCTTGACCAGTTTGACGGTGAAGAACAAATCCGAAACGTGGAACAGTCCTGCCTTCGCGGCGGAGACTGGTTCATCACGTTCAAGAGTTTCAACCCGCCAGCGATGGCGCGGAACTGGGCAAACGGCTACGCACTGAAAGCCCGAGATGGAAAGCTGATACATCATAGCACCTACAAAACAACGCCCACAGAATGGCTCGGAGAGCGGTTTCTGGCCGATGCTGAATATTTGCAGCGCACAAACGAAACGGCATACCGACACGAGTATTTAGGCGAGGTTGTCGGCAGTGGCACGGCGGTATTTGAGAATCTACGCATTGAGAAAATCACCGATGAACAGATTGCAGGTTTTGACCGCATCAAGCGCGGCGTGGACTGGGGCTGGTACCCTGACCCGTGGGCATACAATGCAATGCACTATGACGCAGCGCAGCGCACGCTGTACATCTTCGATGAACTGACACGGCGTAGAACCAGCAACAGGGACACTGCGCAACTGCTTTTGGATAGAGGGCTGACGCGTGAGGATAAAGTCTGCGCGGATAGCGCCGAGCCAAAATCTATTGCGGACTATAACAAGTACGGCGTAAAGACGTTCCCAGCCCGCAAGGGGCCGAAATCGGTTCGGTATGGCACAAAATGGTTGCAAATGCTGGAAGCTATTGTCATTGACCCTGAACGTTGCCCGGACACAGCAAAGGAATTTAGCGAGTATGAATACGAGCGGGACGGCAAGACGGGAGAAGTGCTGGAAGGCTACCCGGATTTGAACAACCATCACATTGACGCTGTGCGTTATGCGATGGAAAGCACAGCAAATAAAGCCGGAGACAATACGGCAATGAAGTACCAAAGCATTTACAGATAGGCGGTGAGGGAAAATCAGAACATATCAAGACTTTGTGGCGGTCGGTGAAGACGAACGTTCCCGCATGGGGTTTGTGTTTGACACAATCAACGATTTTAAAGGCCAGAAAAAGACGCGGGACATGCTGGACGCAAAGCTGTACTATTGGGGCGAAAATCCCACAATCAACCGCTATGAAAAAATGGTGTACGACCTTGAGGGAAAAGCGCATCCTGATATGTACACAGCAAACCACAAGATTGCCAGCAAGTTTTTTGGATTTGTTGTAGATCAGGAAGTTTCCTACCTGCTGGGCAACGGCGTTGCGTTTAACAAGGACGCCACAAAAAAAGCGCTTGGCGCTACGTTTGATGAAGATATTATGGATGCTGCCCGCCATGCGTTGATTGGTGGGCAGTCTTTCGTATTCTGGAATCTTGACCATATTCAGGTGTTTGCGCCGGAGCAGTTTGTGCCGCTATACGATGAAGAGGACGGCGCACTGAAAGCCGGAATCCGATTCTGGCAGATTGACCCGGACAAACCGCTGCGGGCAACGCTGTACGAGATGGACGGCTACACGGACTACATCAAGCCGCGTAACGGTGAAGTGCGCAGTTTAAACGGGAAACTGCCGTACAAGTTGAAAGTGCGGTACTCGGAGATTGACGGCACAGAAATTTATGACGGCGAGAATTATCCCGGATTTCCCATTATCCCGCTGAAAAACGGTGAACAGGCACGCAGTGAACTGCGCGGCAGAAAAAACACCGTTGACGCGCTCGACCTTGCCAGCAGCAACATGGTCAACAATGTGGATGAGGGTAATCTCATCTATTGGGTGCTTACAAACTGCGGCGGTATGGACGAGGTGGACGATGCAAAGTTTGTGGAGCGGCTTAAAACTACCCACGTTGCCCATGCAGATGGTGATGAGGGCGCAAAAGCCACGCCACAGAGCATCGAAGCACCGTTCCAAGGGACGCAAGCCACCATTGATATGCTGACCAAAAAGCTGTACACGGATTTTCAGGCGTTTGACGCATCTGCCGTGAGCGCCGGAAACCAGACGGCAACGGCTATTAAGGCAAGCTATGTTCCGCTGGACCTGAAAACGGACAAGTTTGAAAGCTGTGTGACGCGCTGCATCAAGGGAATTTTGGCGGTTGCAGGGCTTGATGACGATCCGACATACACGCGCAACCAGATTATCAACAAGCAGGAAGAAGCGCAGACCGTGATGCTGGGTGCGGAGTATTACGATGATGAGTACATCACCAAAAAGCTGCTGACTATTCTCGGCGACGCAGACCAGTACGAGGAATTGATGAAGCGAAAGGCGGCAGAGGAACTTGACCGCATGTTAACGCAGCCTACAGAACAAATCGGTAACGGAAATGCTTAATTTTGAAAACCTCGACAAAGCCAACTTTTTAGGTGTTGGCAAATACGATACGCCAATTATTCAGCCGGAACATATAGACGTGCGGCATTTGGAGTGGATTCCGTTTGATAAGGCGCTTGTATCCAAAGACAGAGCCACAAAAGGCGTGCATTTCTACTGCTACGACTTCCTGTTTTCCAGAGTATGGAATAATCCTGACAAGTACATCAATTTGCTTTCGCAGTTTGGAGCAGTCTGCGCGCCGGATTTTTCGCTGTATTCTGAAATGCCACTTGCTATGCAGATTTACAACCATTACCGCAAGCATTGGTGCGCGGCGTATTGGCAGGCGCATGAGATACACGTTATTCCTACCCTATGTTGGTGCGGCATGGATAGCTTTGAATGGTGCTTAGACGGCACACCAAAACACAGCATTGTTTCTATTTCAAGCGTTGGCACACAAAGCAACGACTATGAAAAAGAATGCTTTGCCAGACAATGCCGCAAGGCGCTGGAAATTTTGGAACCGTCAGAAATTTTGTGGTACGGCAAATGCCCGGATGAATTTGACTGGAACGTAACAAAAATTGCGCCACGATACGAGAAAATTAAAGAAAGGCGGTTGATCGCACATGGCAAAACGCGGTAGCGGCGGAGCTGGTAGGAGCGGCGGATTAAAACCACAAAAAACAACACTCGATGAATATCTTGGCGCTCGTGGGCTGAGTTCTCCCATAAGCGATTACATGGATGATAAAATTCGCAATCCGCACGGAATGACGGCAAGGCAGAAAAAGCAATTCCAAAAGGATGCTGCGGCAGCTGCGGACGAATACCAGAAAAAGAGAAGCGCGGCTATTAAAGAATATCAAGCAGGTGTGAAATCTGGGAAAATTGTAGAAAAATCGAGAGTTGACGTTTTACTTGACCGCGCACGAGGACATGAAGACAACGAATCCACACAGGCAGCACGTAGGGCGTTAAAAAAGCGTGGAATCAATTGGAAAACAGGTAAAATGCTGTGAAAAAACCTGATTACGCCCACAAACTTACTGACGCAGAACTTGCCAAGCTGGAACAGCGCATCGCAAAGCTGTACAAAGAAGCTGCTGACGAACTGACCGACACGGTGAAAGTCTATTTTGAGCAGTTTGAAAAGCGCGATGCCGCTATGAAAGAAAAGCTCGATGCAGGCGAAATCACCGAGCAGCAATACAAGCAGTGGCGGCTTGCGCAGATAGGGCGCGGCAAGCGTTTTGAAGCCCTGCGAGATAAAGTGTGCGAAAGATACACCGATGCCAATGCAACGGCTGTGGCATACGTCAATGACGCCACGCCGGGCATTTACAGTTTGAATCGCAATTACGCTGCTTACAAAATCGAGCAGGTTTCCGACAAGGCAGATTTTACGCTATGGGACGAACAGACGGTCAGACGGTTGGTCGTTGAACAGCCTGACTTGATGCCATATTACCCGCCAAAGCGGGCATTGCAGCGCGGCATTGATTTGAAGTACGGCAAGCAACAGATTACGGCCAGCGTCACAAGCTCCATTCTGCAAGGCAAGGGAATTGGTAAGATTTCAGATGACCTGCAAAGCCGTATGCAGGACATGAACCGCACAAGCGCTATCCGAACGGCGCGAACGGCGGTCACAGGAGCGCAGAACGCGGGACGGCTAGATACCTACCGCGCCGCGCAGGACATGGGAATCAAGATCAAAAAGCGCTGGCTGGCAACGCTGGACAACCGCACACGCCACGCACACGCAATGCTTGACGGTCAGACAGTAGACGTTGACAAGCCGTTTAAGGTGGACGGTTACGAGCTTATGTATCCGGGAGACAGTTCCGCACCGGGCTATCTTGTGTATAATTGCCGTTGCACCCAAATTGCAGAGGTTGACGGCGAGGATACAAGCAGCGGCGGTAGACGCGCTATTGACCAAGAAACGGGGGAATCTGTGCTTGTAAAAGATATGACCTATGCAGAGTGGGCGGGGTGGAAACGCAATGCAGATACGACTTGAAGACCACAGCGATGAAGTGTTGGAAGCGCTAAACGCTGCTTGCCTAAAGGCACTGGAAGAATGCGGACTTGTGGCAGAGGGGTACGCTAAAAAACTATGCAATAGCCCCGGTAAATTCGGCACTGGCGCACTACGAAACAGCATTACACATATGGTAAACGACGGCGAAAAAGCCGCATATGTCGGCACAAATAGCGAATACGGCGTATACGTTGAGTGCGGAACCGGCATATATTACCCCGGCGGCAGACAAACGCCGTGGGTATACCAAGACGAAAAAGGAGATTGGCATTTGACGCACGGCCAACGGGCAAAGCCTTTTATCAAGCCTGCCGTTGCCGAGCACGGCGAACAGTACAAAAAAATCATCGAAGCAGAGCTGAAAGGTAAATAAGCCTCTCGGCTCTTTTTATTGGGAGGAAAGAACATGAAAAAGATTCTTTATATCGCAATTGCAGTTATGGTCTCAGTTTTGCTTTTATGTGGCTGCTCCGAAGCCGATAGAGCAAACTCCAATATTTCTAAACAGGCCGATTACTTTGAGAGCGAACGAAAAATCACCGTGTACAACGCCAGAACAGACAAGGTCATTATGGAAGCCGAGGGGTATATGTCTATCTCCAACAATTCCAGCAACGAGCTTGTCTGCACTGTAAAGGTTGGCCCTGATACTTACAGAAAAAATTACATCTACCTAAACAGCTACACGATGTATGTTGTCGAGGACATTACAGGAACACACACAGACCCGTACCATTACAAGCTGTATTTCCACACAAATGTGTTGCCCAGCGTTGAAGTAAAACCGTAAAAAGCAAGTTTACCTAGCAACTACCAAGACTTTCTCGGCGGTTGCTATTTTTATACGCAAAAACGGCGAAGCACTGCCGTTTTGAATAAAACGCAAATGTCGAAGAACTGACACCGAAGAAAAGGAGCGAAAACATTGGCTATTACTCGCAAGCTGCTGAAAGGTATGGGGCTGACCGAAGAGCAGCAGGACACCATTATTGAAGCCCACACTGACACCGTAAACGGTTTGAAAGCGGACGTTGACCGCTATAAAGCCGATGCGGAAAAACTTCCCGTCGTTCAAAAGGAACTGGACGAACTGAAAGGTAAGGGCGATGACGGTTACAAGGAAAAGTATGAATCCGAGCACAAGGCTTTCGAGGATTACAAAACTAGCGTGGCCGCTGAAAAGACTACCGCTGCCAAAGAAAAGGCATTGGAGACCGCCCTGAAAAAAGTCGGCATTGCCGACAAACGCTTGCAGTCTGTTGCCAGACTTTGCAAAGGCGATGGCCTGCTGGACAAGCTGGAACTGGACGAAAAAGGCGCTATCAAGGATTCTGACAAGCTGGAAACCAGCCTGAAAGAATCTTACAGCGACTACATCGTTACTACCAGCACTCATGGCGCAAACACACCGAACCCGCCTGCTGGAAACGGCGGAAGTGGTTGCATCACGGCAGAAGCCTTTAAAAAGATGGGCTATGCAGACCGACTGAAACTCAAGAAAGAAAGCCCGGAACAGTATGCCGAGCTTGCAAACAACAAAGGAGACTAACACATGGCAGATACTATTTTGACCAAACTGGCAGACCTGATTGACCCGGAAGTTATGGCCGATATGATTTCGGCTAAAATCCCCGACAAAATCCGCGTGGCACCTTTTGCAAAGGTGGATGACACCCTTGCTGGCGTGCCCGGCGATACCATTACTGTGCCGTCTTACGGTTACATTGGCGACGCAGAGGACGTCGCAGAGGGCGTTGACGTTGACATCAACAAGATGAGCACCAAGGACAAGAAGTACAAGATCAAAAAGGCTATGAAGGGCGTCGGCCTGACCGATGAAGCTGTGCTGTCTGGCTACGGCAACCCTGTTGGCGAAGCCAATGCGCAGCTGGCGCTGGCTATCGCTGCCAAAATCGACAATGACTGCATGGAAGCCTTGCAGGGCGCTACGCTGGTGTATGACGGCACTGCTGCCGCTATCAAGTACAGCGGCGTTGTGGACGCTATCGACGTGTTCAACGAGGAAATCAACAGCGACAAGGTGATGTTCATCAACCCCAAGCAGATGGCGACCCTGCGCAAGGATGCTGACTTTATCAGCGCTGACAAGTATCAGGCTGGCGTTGCTGTCACCGGCGAAATTGGCAAGATTGCCAACACCCGCGTTGTAGCATCCCGCAAGGTTCCTTCCATCGAGTACGAGAAGGATAACAGCACCGGCACCATTGAGATTGTCGCTGATACTACCGCCGAAACCACCACCAAAAAGCATCTGGCGACCATCCAGCCCCATTGCGCTGCTGCGCTGGTTGTCGGTGATAAGGTCAAGGCTGCTGCTACCTCCTACTACGCTTGCCCCATCGTCAAGCTGAACGAGGACAGCGAGACTGAGGACGATGTCCCCGCTCTGACCATCTACCGCAAGCGCAATATCAACGTGGAGATCGAGCGCAAGCCGCGTAAACGTTCCACAGAGATCACCGCTGACGAGTTTTACGTTGCGGCTCTGACCAACGAAGCCAAAGTCGTGCTGGCAAAGTTCAAAAAGTAATAAGGGGGCGGCGTAATGCTTGAAGAATTGATGCGAGAGTGCCGGAACTGGTTTGTCACACAGAATGGCGTCCATCTGGGCGAGTTCAGCATCAAGGGCGGGAGCATTGCGCTCCCTTTTTTGCGTGCCGGACAGTATTTCCGCATTGTGGGCAGCGTTATGAACGATGGCGTGTATCAATACGGTAACTGCTCGTTAAGAGATGAAACGTTTGATGGCGCTGTCTGGGCCATGGCCGTGCCTGCCGAATTTCTGCACCTTGAAGAAGAAATCAAGGCGTGGCGCACGCAGTACGAGAACGCCGCAAATAGCCCATTTCAAAGCGAGAGCTTTGCGGGGTATAGTTACACTAAATCTACTGCGGGCGGCGGTTCTGGCGGCTCTCTGCCTGGCTGGCAAGGTGTATTTGCATCACGGCTGAACAAGTGGAGGAAATTATGAGCTTACTGGATGCGTTTTCGCGTCGCTGCTGTATTATGGACAAGACCACAAAGCCGGACGGCGAAGGTGGCTATGTTGTCGAGTGGGCAGATGGCGCGGAGTTTGACAATTTCGTTTCGCTGGATAGCAGTTTGGAGGCTCGCCGTGCAGAAGCAGAGGGCGTGACCAGCGTATATACCGGCGTTGTCAACAGGGATGTGCCGATTGAGTATGGCAGCATTTACAAGGACGTTGAAACGGGCGCATATTATCGCGTGACCAGCCGCCCGGAAGAAAAGCAAGCCCCGAAAACGGCTTCCTCTATGCTGCGCAACTTAATGAGCTTTACGGCTGAACGCATGGGAGGGCTGCCGAAATGACAAAGGGCGCTGCACTACAGCAGTTTTTCGATAGCTTTCTCCCTGCGTATGCTACAAACGCCGTGCCGGACGACGTTGTACTCCCATACTTGACTTATGATGCGGTCTTTGACGCTGAAGGAGGTGCGCCGTCGCTTACGGTGAACCTGTGGTTCTATACGACGTCTGAGGCTGTTCCAAATGCCAAAGCGCAGGAAATCTCGGATGCTATCGGCATCGGTGGCAAGTTGCTGAAATTTGACGGCGGCTACATTTGGATTCGGCGCGGTTCCCCTTTCTGTCAAGCGCTGGCAGATGAAACAGACAAAAACATTAAGCGGCGGTATTTGAACATTACCGCCGAATTTTTATGCCAAAATTGAGGTGAAAATATGGGTAAATTTACCGCTATTCCCAAAGATACGTTCGACGCATTGCAGCTTGACGCTGGCGTGCTGTTGAACACATTCAACCCAGCAAGCATTGCCGCTCCGCAGGACGGCGACATTATCTGCGCCACTACTGGCGGCATCAACGCCACTTGCGTTCCTACATTCTCCGACTTGGGCGAGGACGTTGACAACTGCCCGGTCAACACCAAAGAGCTGAAACATCTGGACAGCTGGGAGTGCAAAATGTCCTTCACGGCTCTTGGCACGTCCCCTGATAATATCAAGATGGCTCTGGGCAGTGCAGACGTTACCACAAACAAGATTACGCCTCGCCGCGACTTGAAGCAGACCGACTTTAAAGACGAACTGTGGTGGGTGGGTGACCGCGCAGATGGTGGCTGCGTTGCTATCTGCCTGAAAAACGCTTTGTCCACTGGTGGCTTCTCGTTGCAGACTACCAAGAGCGGCAAGGGGCAGATTTCCTGTGAGCTGACTGGCCATGTCTCCATCACTGCACAGGACGTTGTCCCTATGGAGTTCTACAGTATCGACGCGGAGGGATAAAAAATGCGACTGCTTTCTCAGATGACTACAGACGAGACCTGCGATGTCTTGTGCATCGCCGCCCCTCATATCCAGAACATGGCCGATGACAAAAACCTCATTGCAGAGGTTCAACGCAGTCTTCCCAAAGGGGAACATACGCAGATTGACGTCTATAGGTTCGGCCTTACGCGCGTTGTGAATCTTGTTCCCATCTTCTTGAAAGACCACAGAGAAGACGTATATGCGATTCTTTCTCTGTTTAACGGCCTCACCCCAGAAGAATGCGGAAAGCAGGGTTTCTTAAGCACGTTGGCGCAGATTAACGAGCTTGTGAAAGACGAGGACTTCGTTAATTTTTTCAAACAGTCTTTCGGTACGGCGCAGAAAGCGTAATAGTCGCAATCTTAAGCATGCCGAAACTGAGCGCCCGTGCGTTTATGTCGGCACTGCCATACCGAATCAAAGAAAAAACGGATGAAGTGGCATATCGTGTTTATATGTCGGATGTACTTATCACGATTACAAAAAACATGATAAAAACAGAAAGCGAGCCGAAAAGGTACTGGGATATAATCAACCCGCCGCCAGAAGAAACACGAACAGCGGATGAAATCAAAGAACACATGAAGAACAAGCTGAGAAAACTGGAAGAGCCGCCCCAAAAATAGGGCGGCTCATTTTAGAAGCAGTTTGTCATAATGGCTTTGTAGATTTTATCGTCTACCTCGATTAAAAAGCGTTTACCGCTTGCAACCCACTGGGGGTCTTCTTTCAGCTGAATTGCAATCTGATAAATGCCTTTTTGTTTTGCGGTGACTGCTCCAGCCACGAGACCAGCAGGACCAAGAATGGCGCCGCCAACAAGACCACGCATCACACCAGAAGACATAGACTTCTTCTGAGATTCATCCACAACAGAATAATCTGCAACGGTGCTTCTGTCTAATGTGATTGCGGGCATCAATCCCATGTCGAGTTGAACTCGACCAAAAGAAAGATTGACCTTCTTTCCGACGTAATCTCCTGCGATAACTGCATTTTTAGCTTTTGCCATAGCAAAACACCTCCTAAAGCTAGGATACAGCATGGCTAACAAAAAATCAACAAGAAAGGAGTGAGAAGTTGGACGTATTTAATCTAAACGCAAAATTAAGTCTTGATACAGATGATTATGAACGGCAGTTAAACGATGCAAGCGGCAAAACAACATCTTTTTGGGATGTGTTCAGCGGAACGTTTCTAGGAAATGCAGTTTTTGATGGCCTGAAAGCTGTGGGAAGCACGATTGTATCTGTTGGCAAATCGGCAGCAGGTGCAGCTCTCGATATTGGAAAAGCATCCCTGAGCAGTTACGCAGACTATGAGCAGCTTGTCGGCGGCGTAGAAACCTTGTACAAGGACAGCGCAGGTATTATTGAGGGCTATGCAAAGGACGCGTACAAGAACGTTGGCCTGTCTGCAAACGAGTACATGGAGACATCAACATCGTTTGCTGCGGCTCTGGTTTCAAGTTTGGGCGGCGATACACAAAAAGCCGCTGAAATGGCGAATACTGCAATTTCGGATATGTCCGATAATGCGAACAAGATGGGCACTAACATCTCGTCCATCCAAGACGCATATAACGGCTTTGCGAAGCAGAACTACACCATGCTTGACAACTTAAAGATCGGCTACGGTGGCACGCAGGCTGAAATGAAGCGGTTGATAAAAGAAGCCGCTGCCATGAAGGACACGCAAGCGGAACTCGGCGTAACGGTTGATGCAACCAGTATGTCTTATGCGAATATTGTACAGGCGATTCACGTCGTACAGGCAAACATGGACATTATGGGGACGACCAGCAAAGAAGCTGCAACTACCATCCAAGGTAGTACAGCTTCGATGAAGAGCGCCTGGGAAAATCTGCTTACAGGCATTGCAGACCCAGAACAGGATGTTCAGCAGCTAATCAATAATTTCGTAGACAGTCTTCTTACTGCTGCTCAAAACATTTTGCCGCGTATCGAAAAAATTGTCCCAACGCTGATTAACGCCATGACCGAGATAGGTGCACAGTTGGCCCCTGTAGTCAGCACTGTTATCGAAAGCATGATGCCAACCGTCGTAGAAGGGATAGAAGCACTATTTAACGGCCTTGGATTTTTGGCAGACGAGTTACAGCCAATCATTGATGAATTATTCTCTTTTCTTGGCGACGCGATAGTAAATGCGCTGACGAGCGCAATCGAAAATTCTGATTTTAGTGTAATTTTTGATATTTTCGATGAAGTCAAAGAGGCGGTCAACGAAGTAATCCCTGTTATAGAAACCTTAGCTCCTGCCATTGGCGCGATTGGCACTGCTATTGCAGGATGGCAAATTGGAACGAAAATCCAGAAAATGGTGACCGCTTTCGACGAGGCTAAAGTTGCCGTATCTCTGTTCAGCATGGGGATTTCTGATTCAGAGGTTGCACAAGGCGCTTTGGACGGTACGCTCAAAGGGTCGGAAGTTGTCGTTGGGCTGCTTACTGGGAAAATTGATTTGCTTTCTTTAGCGCAAGGCAAACTCAAGGCTGCGCAGGCTGCGCTAAACGCCGTTATGTCAGCCAACCCGATTGCAATCGTAATCACGCTGATTGCGGCTCTGATTGGCGTATTTGCCACTCTGTACGCAACGAACGAAGATTTCAGAAACAAAGTCAACGAAATTTTTGAGTTCGTAAAGACCACTGTTGTTACATTCTTCACAGAGACCGTTCCAGAGGCGATTAACAGTGCGATAGAGTGGTTTCAACAGCTCCCCGATAAAATATCTGAGTTCATGGCAAACGCCGTGCAAAGCATTGCTGACTGGGCTACACAGACGGCGGAAAATGCCCGCCAAGCTGGCAGCAATTTTATCAATGCTGTTGTAGAATTTTTCTCGCAACTCCCGTACAATTTAGGCGTATTTCTCGGCACAGCGCTTGCAAACATCGCAATTTGGGCGGTAGAAACGGCAGAGAATGCGCGGCAAGCTGGCTCCCAATTCTTGCAAAACGTAGTTGAGTTCTTTACGCAACTCCCCGGCAACGTTTTAACGTTCCTGTCTACCACGATCCAGAACGTCATTGCATGGGCTGGGCAAATGAAGTCCAACGCAATCGACGCTGCATCTACGTTCCTGAATAACGTAATTGAGTTTTTTACTCAGTTGCCCGGAAACATTGCAGAGTGGTTCACAAAAACGATTGAAAAAGTCGTAGAGTGGGCCGAAGAATTGAGGAAAAACGGTGAACAGGCCGCAAAAGATTTGCTAGATGCTGTTGTTGCGGGCCTTCAGGAATTACCCGGCAAAATCTTTGATTTAGGCGTGAACGCGGCAAAGAGCTTGCTAGATGGTATTAAGAGTATGGGCGGCTGGCTGAAAGAACAGGTCGGAAATTTCGTAGACGGCATGGTCTCCGGCTTTACCGGCACGGTGCAGACAAACGGCTCCCACGCTGGCGGTCTGGACTATGTTCCTTATAACAACTACGTTGCAAACCTGCATCGCGGCGAAATGGTTCTGACGGCTAAAGAGGCCGACAGCTACCGCAAAGGCGAGAAAAACGCTGTTGTTGGCGGCGTGACTGTTATCCAAAACATCTACAGTCAGGCCAAAACTGCGGCAGAGCTTATGCGCGAGGCGCAGTATGAGCAACGGCGGGCGCTTATGATGGGTGCAATTTGAAAGAGGGTGAAGCATGTACACAGCAAGATTTGTGCGGGATGACGGCGAAACGCTGTATTTCGGCTATAATTACGGTTCTATCGTGAATATAGACCCTCTTTCGGATGTAGATGTTGATGTAGCGCTGTCGCAGGGCTTTCAACAGGTCGGTAAGACCTTTGAGAGCGCGACTGTCGGAGAAATCACGCGGGAAGTCAGCGGCTACCTGCTGGGCGACAGCAGGGTGATGAAGCGTAAAATGCTGCGCATTCTCACGCCAAACTCATTCGGCAAGCTGTATTTCGGCGACGGCTATTACTGCAACTGTACCGTGAAGAAAACCCCGGCTTTCAAGCAGCGCCGCTTTGACGCTGCTTTTCAGTTTACGGTTCTCTGCCCCTTCCCTTACTGGCTGGCAGCTGACCGAAAAGGGCAGCAGATTGGAAAGCTGACGCCGTCCTTCAAGTTCCCGGTGAACTACAAAAAGCACAAGTTCGGCGTTACAGACGGCAGTGTATTCATGAACTTTATCAATGACGGAGATACGGACGTTACGTTCTCTGTTATTTTCTACGCGCAACTTCCGTTGAGCAATCCCGAAATCACGAATGTGAACACGCTGGAAAAGATGAAAATCAATGAATCACTGCAAGCTGGCGAGTATATCACAGTAAGCCGGGAGGGCGCATCCAAGCGTCTGACCGTCATAAAAACGAGCGGTGACGTAGAAACTAACATCTACGGAAAGCTCGATGACGCAAGCAACCTGTACTACATTCGTGCTGGCGACAACATTCTCAAGCATTCCTACACGGACGGCGCTGAACACGCCTTGAATACGAGCGTTTTCTATAATGACGCCTATGTGGGGGTATTCGATGATATGTAGAGTATACGACCCTCAACTGAACAAGCTCGGGCAGATTGAAACGTTTGTCTCCCTTGTCTGGACGGAAAAGTACAACCAGCTTGGCACGTTCCAGCTTGAATTGTCGCAGCAGCAGAAATACAGCGACCTCATGAAAGAGGACTATTACTGCGAAATCGACGACAGCGACACGCTTATGATTATAAAATCCGTACAGACGGAGGGAAACAAAATCATTGTCAACGGCGCTCCTGCAACACGGCTTTTATCTGACCGCGTAAGCACCGCAGAGCTATCAAATATCAACGCAGAAACCGCTATGCGTACTCTTATTCATGATATGCAAGCGTGGCCCTGCGTGGCTCTGGGCACGTCCTGCGGGCTTGCTGACAAGTTTGAGGCCCAAACGTCCGACCAGACCATTGAGGAATACTGCGAAAAAATAGCGCAGGCCGTTGACGCTGGTTTCAGGCTGCGCTTTGACAAGCCGAATAGAAAGCTGCTTTTTGAGGTATACAAACCGGGCGAAAGCCAGACCGTAAAGTTTTCGACATGGTTTCAGAATGTCGGCAATCTGGACTACTGCGTCTCAACAGCAAGCTACAAGAATGTCGCTATCGTTGCTGGCGCGGGCACAGGCGACGAGCGTATCACCGTCTATGCAGGCGACACGGCTTCAGCGGGCATTGACCGCCGCGAAATGTACGTAGACGCTCGGCAGGAGCAGCAGAAAAACGACGAAAGTCTAGAGGACTACAAAGCGCGGCTTGTGGAGTACGGGAAAGGCAAGTTGCTTGAGCAGCTGCGCCTTGAAACGCTGGACTTTGATATTGATTCCGACTGCGTGAACTTGGGAGACGTTGTTTCCTGCATTTTCCCAGAGTTGGGCATCAATGCGAAAGTCCGTATCATGGGAAAGACAATTACTGCGCAGAACAATGTCACACAGTACAGCGTTGAACTCGGGACACCTGTAATTACAAAGAGGTACTAAATGGCAATTATCACATATCCTCTGAACGATGTGGAGTACACGGCAGAAGATGCAGAGACCTACCTCTGCACCCGCACAAGCGGTGTATATGCTGCCGAATCGTTCCCCGCAACAGTTACAGAGGCACGAAAAATCACCATCGGTCCAGGTATGGCCTGGATTAACAACGGCACGTTTAAAGGAAAAAGCGTTGTTAGCACGGAAAATGTATCTGTAGCAATCCCCATTGCGGACGGCGCGCTTCCCCGCATTGACAGAATCGTGCTTCGCTTCACTAAGAGCACTAACGAAAGCACGTTTGAGGTAAAGACCGGCACACCCGCTTCAAATCCTGTGGCGCCCACTCTAACGCGCTCCGAGCTGCTTTATGAGCTTGGTCTATACACTGTGTCTGTCCCTGCTGGCAGCCTTACAGTAAGCGCCGCAGACGTCACCAACACGATGCTTGATGAAAGTGTCTGCGGCCTTATGCGTGACGGCGTTACCGGGCTGCCGACTGGCACGCTGCAAAAGCAATATGAAGCTCTTATCAAGTCGATGGCTGACGAGATTGCAGCTATTAAGGCTGGCAGCGCTACCATGCTGAAAGACGTCTACGACCCTGCGGGGCTTGGCACATCTGCTACTGTACAGGTGTACAGCTGCGCCAAAACAGGCAACACGTTTGCACTGACTGGCTCTGGCGCTGTGGGACGCTTCAAGGCCCCTGCAACGTTCGCCAGCGGAGACGCATTCAGCATCAATGGCAAGGCTGCTCCTGCGTATGTGGGCGCAAACGCCGTTGACGCGGACACGATTGTCAAAGGCAGGTGGGTACTGTTTACCTATGACGGCTCACAGCTAAATTTTAACGGCGGCGGTGGTCTTGGCAATGCAAAGCTAGCACTGGCTACCGCCGAACCTGATGATGTGCTGGACGGTAAGAAGTATTACGCCAAAAATAAGACAATCAAAACTGGTAATTTGCCTATACAGCCCAAGACCGTTTCCCCTGTCTCCTATAGCGTCGGCAGCGGAAACCTCAATGCGCGTATTCCCAAGGGCGCTTATAAGGATGACGCTGGCGCAGGGTATCCAGAGGTTGTAATCCCTGTCGGCTCTGCTCCTGCGTCCGCAGTTCTGGCGGGCAACAATTTCACGAGCGCTGAAGCTGGCGTGAACGTTGGCGGATCAATGCCAAATCAGGGCAACTGGGGAAAGACAATCAACCCGGGCGGCGTTGTCACAGTCCCGGGCGGCTACCACGCAGGTGGCGGTAAAGTGAGCGCGACGGGAATAAAAACCTCTACAGTATGGCAAACTTGTGGAGGAGGCCGAAACGGATTCTCCTTTACGGGCGGCACGCTCGTGGGAATTCAGTACGCAGGAAACTCTGGCTCCGGCGAAAACAGTTTACAAGCCGCTGGCATAAGCAGCGGAAGCGAATACTGGGCTCAATGCGCGGCGGGAACAAGTGCAAGCATACAATTTATCCTTGCTTATTATTAAGGGGGCGTAAAATGGCAGCAACTATTTATGAACCGTTGTCTACAGCACATCTCAAATCGTGTACCGTAGACTTCGACAGCAGGCCCGACAAAAAGGCCGTGAATCTGGTTCAGTATGACCAGACCATTCCTGTTCTTTGCGTTTCGCTCAAAAAAGGCGGCACAGAGTATAAAGTCCCGTCTGACGCAGATGTAAACATCCGCATGGACAAGCGCGACGGCTATCATGTGTACAATCCTGCGCTAGGCGTGAATGCAGAGCGCACAATCGCATATTTCGCTGTCACTCCGCAGATGTCTACTGGGTGGGGCGACTATTACCCGATTGTTGAAATCACTGTCGGCGGTGGCATTGCAGGCAGTGCGCCCATCTGGTTGCACTTCGACAGAAACCCTCTACCTGAAAATGCCATCATCAGCAGCGACGAGTACAAGACTATTCAGCAGCTCTTGGAAGATGTGACAGCTGTTAAGACCGCCACAGAGCAGATTAAGATCCAGACTGAGGCCGTTAGAGACCAAGCCAAGGGATTCGCCGACAATGCCAAGAACAGCGCAGACAAGGCACAGACCCTTGTTGACGGGATGCCCTCTGACTACAGTCAGGCGATGAAAGACATTGGCACGCTGAAAAACCAGATGCAGCGTGCCTACCCTGATGACAGCACCATTGGTGAAAATACGTGGAGCAGCAAGAACATCGTGGACATGCTCTGCCCGGAAATCAAGGAATCCGGGAATCCGGTGTTGTGCTACCCAGTAGCGGGATACCCGCTGGGGGTAAAAGCCAGCTGGGAGCCTGTGCAGGAAGGCAGCGGGACACCGTATCCGGCAGGCGGCGGGAAGAATCAGCTAAACCCAGCAGAGTATGAGGCTGCAACGAAGACAAGTAATGGTATCACTTTCACTCGCTTGAACACAGGAGAAGTGGTTGTAAACGGCACAGCTACAGGAACCGCAATCTATGTCCTGATTGCGAACTTTTCCTATTTGGTCTCGCTCTCAACGGATATAAACTGGGGTATTGTAGGTAAAAACGTCATTTCTGCGCAAGGACTCGTATCTGGTTTAACTGTGATTAGACCAAGTGATAATACATCGCTTTATATTCGAGTTCAATCTGGTGCAACGGTAAAAGCCACTGTACAGCCGCAGATTGAAAAGGGCAGCACGCCCACAGCTTGGGCACCTTACGAAAACATTCGTCTCATCAAGGGACGTGACAGCGTGACGGTGGAGCGGTGTGGGGAGAATCTACTGCCATTCGGAGAACGCATAGAAGACATTTATTCACAGCAGATTATGGCATCCGATGATTTGCTGCTCCTATCAAGGGCTTGCGCTGGGCAGAAATTAACTTTAACTTTTTCCGTAGAAACGCAAAATATTGTTTTTAATGATGTTGTTGAAGACGAATGGCGAAAAAGGATAGGCTTTGAATGCCACGGAACACTTGCTGACGGCACAGAAACATACTTGTTGCAGTGCTGGCTTGTTGATAGAGACGGTGAGCTGACGAAGAACGGGAAAAAGACAAACACGGTTACAGTAACCATGCCAGAGCTTGTAGCCGGGAATATTATGTTTTATGCGCAAAACATCAAATCCGGAAGCTTTGTGGCATACGACTTTGGAATTTATGCTGGCACCACCGCCCCCACCACCTACAAACCATACATCGGCAGCACCAACACCCTGACCCTGCCGGAAACCGTGTATGGTGGTGAGGTGGACGCGGTGAGCAGTGAGGGGCAGGAGACGTGGCAAGTCAAATCCCTTGATGGGACAGAAGGTTGGGCAATTAGAGATACATATATCGGTATATACGGCTTACTATCACCGACAGATAGCGGGAAAGGAATATGTACACATTTTGACGTTAAAAGTAGTTATAATGGTGATTGCATATTCATCTCAGACTCAGGTACTGTATATTTAGGACGTGCGTTATCTGATAAATATACCGTGGATACATGGTGTGCCTACCTTTCCGCCCAGCACGAAGCAGGAACACCTGTGCAAATTTGTTACAAGCTGGCAACGCCCACTTCCTTCACCGCGACAGGCGCAAAGCCGTTGCCCGCGCTTGCAGGAGTGAATACCGCGCTGACCGATGCCGACAGCGCGACTGTGACGGGACGCGCAGACCCCATTAAGCGGATCACCGATTTGGAAGCAGCGGTTGCTTCTATCAACTGAAAGGAGTAATAAAATGGCTATCAAGAGTAAAGCGCGGCACGACTTAACGCTGCGCAGCATCAAGCGAGAGATTGCAGCAGGACGTGACGTTGCATTTTGGCTGGACAAGGCGTACACGCACTACGACAACGGCCTGCTGGATGAGGCGGACATTGTCGAGGTGGAGACGCTGGCGCAGGCGTATTATGATGCGCTGGACGCGAGAGAGAGCGCAGACGAGGTTACGGAGACGCCGGAGATTGACGGCGCTGAAAATACCACCGACAAAGAAAACGACACCAACGAAAAGGAGAGTGAAACCCATGAAGGATGAAATGATACTGTCGCCCGAAATGGACGAGGAGCTGTCGAACGGGAAGGGAGAGGACGAGAATGAGTGATTCTGCACTGGCCGTTTACACGGCCATCAGCCCAAACTGCAACCGGCCCCGGAGCCAGCCCATCACCAAGATTACCGTCCACCATATGGCCGGTAATACCTCGCTGGAAGCATTCGGCTCCATTGTTGGCAAAGAATCCCGCCAGATGAGCGCAAACTACGCCATCGAATCCAGCGGGCGTATCGGTCTGTTCTGCCACGAGGCGGACAGGTCGTGGTGCAGCTCCAGCCCGTGGAACGACCAGCGGGCCATTACTATCGAAGTCGCCAACGACAGCGGCGCACCGGACTGGCACGTCAGCGACAAGGCCTATGCGGCGCTGCTCGACCTCTGCACCGACATTTGCCGCCGCAACGGCATCAAGGAGCTGACCTATACCGGCGACAAGAACGGCTCGCTCACGATGCACTGCTTCTACGCGGCTACCGCCTGCCCCGGGCCGTACCTGAAAAGCAAGTTCCCGGACATTGCGGCACATGTCACGAAGCGCCTGAAGGGCGACGTGGCCGACGCTGCACCCGCCAAAACGCAGGAGCAGACGTTCATCGACGTTATGGCCGAGAAGTGCCAGAGCCGCTGCCTGAACGCACATCTTCTGCCGTCGCTGTGCATTGCGCAGGCTTGCCTTGAAAGCGCCTACGGCACGAGCGAGCTTGCAGTACAGGCAAACAACCTGTTCGGCATCAAGGCCAGCAAATGGAGCGGCAGAGTGTACAACAAGGCTACGAAGGAGTGGGACGGCAGCAAGTACATCACCATCACGGCGGGCTTCCGCGCCTACGATACGATGGCCGCCTGTGTAGAGGACTACATCAAGAAGCTGACGACCATGCCGCGCTATTCCAATCTGGTCGGCTGTACCGACATCAACAAGGCGTGCGAGTACATCCGCGCCGACGGCTGGGCGACCAGCCCGACGTATACCGCAAGTCTGCTGGCCGTCGTGAAGCAGTTCAACCTGACACGGTACGATGCCGCCATCAAAGAGGACAAGCCCGCCGCGCCGACGCATCAGGAGGTATGGCTGGATCACGTCGTCCTGCCGAACGCTGCGGCGATGGAGTTCTACCTCATCGCCAAGAAGTACGGGCTGGACAACGACAAGGCGTATCACGCTAAATTTGTGGAGGTGTGATGCCGATGCAGCATGTATTCTCGTTTACGCTTGCGGATGCCTGGGCGTTTTTGATTTACGCGGCTGGCGCTGCTGCCGGACTGTATGCCGGGGGCGTGGCTATCAGCAAAGTCATCACCGCAGTAAAAAAGCCGAAGACCGACCAGGACAAACGCATTACCAAGCTTGAAGAGCGGGTGAATGCCATGGATGGATTCTTGAAAAAAGATAAACAGCGGCTTGACCGCATGGACGAGGGGCAGCATGTGACCATGCAGGCATTGCTTGCCCTGCTTGACCACAATCTGGATGGGAACAACATTGACCAGATGCAAAAAGCAAAGGAAGCTTTGCAAAATCATCTGATTGGCTGAAAGGGAGTGCATATCTATGGGCGATTTTTTGAAAAATCTGGCAGCGCTTATCAAGGTAAAAACCATTGTAACGCTGGTTGTCGTTGCAGTGTTTGCGGCATTGGCGCTGCGGGAGGAATTACAGCCTGACACGGTCATGACCATTGTGACGATGGTTGTGGCCTTTTATTTTGGCACGCAGACAGAAAGCAAGAACAAGAAGGATGAGTAATCATGCCAAAGTTTGATTTTGTCGGCGGTTTGCTGACCGATGAAGAAACGGATGTTTTGCAGCTTCGGCGGCGCGGCTGGCGCAATGCTGATATTGCGGCAGAACTGAATTGTAGCGAGCGCACGGTAAAACGGCGCGTACACAGCATCAAAAACAAAATAGGCTAATTTAAAGGGCGCGGCTGCTTTTGTGGCCGCGCCCTTTTTTATTTTGTCCCAAAGACGGAACAATGTTGGCACTTTACTGGCCTACGTTGTGCCGTCTTTTTGTGTACAATTTATGTAAAAGGAGCGGTTCGGATGGCATACAAGCAAATCAACCTAAACCCGGAACAAAAGCGCGTCGGTGATTGTACCGTCAGAGCCATTGCAGCCGCAACGCATCAATCGTGGGCGGCTGTATATGCGGCGCTGGTTCTGGCAGGGTTTGAACTGCATGATATGCCCTCTGCAAACTATGTTTGGGGCCACTATCTTCGGCGGTGCGGGTGGAACCGTTCGGCAATTCCGAACAGCTGCCCGGACTGTTACACAGTGGCGCAGTTTGCAAAAGACCACTCGGACGGCACGTATATTTTGGCAATGGCTACGCATGTTGTGTGCGTGGAAAATGGGGACTGGCTGGATACATGGGACAGCGGCGATGAAGTGCCGCTGTACTACTGGAAGAAAGGATGATTGACTATGGCGTTTGGCGTACCGTATCAGCCCGGATTTGCGCCGGGATATTACCCGATGGGGCAGCCCACTGCAATGCCTGACCAGCTTGCACAGCTTCGACAGGCAGCGTATCCGCAGCAGCAACAGACTGCACAGCAGACTGCGCCTATTATTTGGGTGCAGGGAGAAGAAGCGGCAAAAAGTTACCTTTGTGCGCCAGGAAACAGCGTACTTTTGATGGATAGCGAGAAAAGCTCGTTCTATATCAAAACAGTGGACGCAAGCGGGATGCCGCAGCCGCTACGCATCTTCGATTATGCAGAGCGCACAACGGCACAGAAACAGCCCACACAGGCCGCGCAAGCGCAAGCCGGAGATTTTGTCACTCGTGCAGAATTTGACGCGCTGGCGGCCCGCTTTGACGCGCTGGCGGCAGATAAACCGCTGACAAAGAAAAAGGAGAGCGAAAATGCCAAATCCACTGTTTAATGCTTTAGGAGGCGGGCGTATGCCCGGCCCGATGGGACAATTTCAGCAGATGATGCAGCAGTTTCAGCAGTTCCGGGCAAATTTTCAGGGAGACCCCAAAAAAGAAGTAGAAAAGCTGTTGCAATCCGGGCAGATGAGCCAAGCACAGCTGAACCAGCTGCAAGCGATGGCGCAGCAGTTTATGTCGTTGATGTGACAGGTTTAATCCGTGCGCACGGTTAGACAATAAATTTTATTTGAAGGGAGTAACAATATGAGCTTATCTTCGGACGGCACTGTTATGACAATGCCGGTACAGCCTGCCAATAATTACAATGGCGGCATGGGTATGTGGGGGCAGGACTGGATTTGGATTATCGTCCTGTTCCTGTTTGGCTGGGGCCGCAACGGTTGGGGCGGCAACAACGGCAATGGTGCTGGCGTTATGGATGGATACGTCCTTACAAGCGACTTTGCCAACATCGAACGCAAAATCGACGTCGTGAACAACGGCCTGTGTGACGGCTTCTATGCTCAGGCACAGCTTGTCAACGGTGTGCAGAACGCTATGCAGCAGGGCTTTATGTCGGCTGAAATCAGCCGCGCAAACCAGCAGGCCGCATTTATGCAGCAGCTGAATGCCATGCAGATGCAGCAGGCGAATTGCTGCTGCGAAACCCGCGAAGCGATTCAGGGCGTAAACTACAACCTCGCTACGCAGGCTTGCGACACGCGCCAGACTATCCAGAACGGCACGCGGGACATCATCGAGAACCAGAACGCCAATGCGCGTGCGGTGCTTGATGCTTTGACCGCCCAGCGCATCGAGGCAAAGGATGCCAAAATTGCCGAGCAGAACCAGCAGCTTTTTGCCGCACAGCTTGCCGCAAGTCAGGCTGCGCAGAATGAAACGCTGAAAGCCTATATGAGCGGGCAGCTCGCTTACTACAACCCCCGCCCTGTTCCGGCTTTCCCCGTTCCTGCTCCGTATCAGTATGGAAATTGCGGAGCCTGCAACGGCTGCGGATGCTAAAAATGAATACGGCAACTTGTCGGAACATCTGACATGTTCGGCCCCGTGCCGATAGTGCAAAATGTGGCGGGG